GTCAGAACTACAATAGAATCTATTGAGTATGATGACGGAAGGTATTACAGTCCCAAAGGGCATATTCGCATTTATGATAGAGAGGCCCATCAAAAATGGTCAAGATATCGTGCATACGACTATACTGGACAAGGGGAATTTGATGGTTATGTCAACGGAGCATTTGAGTATGAAACAGATAGTCCACAGGAATTGTTTAACAGAGGATTATCTGAATTAAAACAGAGGAATGACAAAAAAGTATCCTATGAAGCAGAATTATATGATCTACAGGCGGACATAGGGGATACAATCCGGATTGCTGATAATCGATACCAAGAGAAGCTGTATCTGTCGGCGCGGGTGCAGGAAGTACAGAACCATTATACGGTAAATGGAGAAGATACAGGGAAGCTGGCTAATTATTTACTGATGGAGTCTAAGAGGACACAGGATGTCGAAGATATGTTGAAAGAACTACAAGGAAAAGTTGTATCGATTGATCATGCCGAGATATCGTATCAAATTGGAGAATCTGGGACAGAACCACCGGATGGAGAATGGAGTAGTGAACCAGTAGATGCAGAAGCAGGAAAGTATTTGTGGACCCGAACAATCACTTATTATACCAATTCCAGTAGGAATACGGCTTATTCCATTGCAAAGAGTGGATTGAACGGAGAAAAAGGAGAGAGCGGAGATAAAGGGGAAGATGCAACAACGTTACGAATTGAATCATCAAGGGGAACTGTATTCAAGAACGATTCTGTTGCTACAGTTTTGTCGGTAGTAATTTACAAAGGTTCACAGCGGATTACAGATAGTGCTGGACTGAAATCAGTATTTGGTAATGCTGCTTACTTACAGTGGAAGTGGCAGAGACTGGACGACGAATCGTTTGGAATCATTTCAGCAGGAGACGAGCGATTTGGAGATAACGGGTTTACATTCGCACTGTCACCAGAGGACGTAGATACCAAAGTGACATTCATGTGCGAATTGATTGTTTAAATAGAAGGGAGAAAATTCAAAATGGCTATTAAATCAGCCGATCAGATTACGATTATTGACGTGACTGATGCCTATTCAGTCATGCTGACATCTGAAGCATATACTTTCGTGGGAGGAACCAGTGGAGTAGCAGCAGGACAGTCATGTACTACTGAAGCAGTTGCTTTTTGCGGATCAAATCAGTGCTCAGCAGTAAATGTAACCGCAGCGGATATTGTGTGTCCAACAGGAATCAGCGCAACAGTAGAAAATAGTGGTACGGCTAAAGTGAAAATTACTTTTAGGACTACTGCCACAATTGCAGATGCATGTGAAGCCACTATTCCTGTAGTAGTAGACGGTATTACGGTAAATAAGAAATTCTCATTTGCTGTTGCCAAAGCCGGTACGAATGGACAGAACGGTACATCAGTTACTGTTAAATCTACATCTGTAACATATCAGGTCGGAACAAGTGGCACTACAAAACCAACTGGAACATGGAGTACAGATATTCCATCTGTAGGTAACGGTCAGTATTTATGGACAAAGACCGTAGTTACATATTCGGATGGTAAGTCAACTGAGGCTTATAGTGTTTCTTATAAAGGAACGAACGGTACGAATGGAACTTCGGTTACAGTTAGTTCTACATCCGTAACATATCAGGCAAGTACATCTGGTACAACAAAACCGACAGGAGCATGGAGCGAAACTGTACCGACTGTAGCAAATGGTCAGTTCTTATGGACAAAGACTGTTGTTTCATACTCAGACGGAAAATCCACAACCTCATATAGCGTTTCGTATAAAGGTACTAATGGAACGGACGGTAAAAATGGTGCGGATGCAATCACTATGACCATTACCAGTTCAAACGGTACAGTCTTTAAGAATAATACCGGTTCAACCGTTCTGACAGCGCATGTATTTGTCGGAGGGGTAGAACAGAGTATTACAGACGCCGGAGTATGCGGTTCATTAGGAACTGTTAAATGGTATAAAGCTGGAAGTACCACGGCAGTCGCTACAGCCAAAACATATACAATATCAGCAGCCAACGTAGATAATATGCTCGCTATCACAGCCCAGTTAGAAAAGTAGGTGATTTCATATGGCAATCAAAGCAAGTGCCCAAATTACCATTTCAAAAGTAATCGATATCCATGCATGTTATCGGTATTACAAGCTGCAGTCATCTACTTTAGCCAAACCATCTAAGCCGACTACAAATCCTCCTTCAGGTTGGAGTGATACAGAGCCGGCTTATGTTTCTGGTTCAACCAATACGTTATATTTTGTAGACTGTAATGTGTACTCTGACAAGTCATTCAGCTTTTCAGAGGTATCTAAGAGTAGTAGTTACGAAGCCGCAAAAGATGCCTGGAATAAAGCCAATAATGCACAGAATACTGTTGATAATTTGGAAATTGGTGGAAGGAATCTGCTGATACGAAGTACAGTGTCTCCCGGATATTTATCTACGGACGGAAAAGGAACGTTTGTCCGTGGTGGTGGAAATGACCAGACTACTGATTGGATTGATGTAAGTAATTGCACAAGCGTTGTAATAACTTTATATGACGCGTTTACAGATACAACGCATAGTGGTCGATATTGTGAGTATGACACTGATAAAAATTGTATAAATACCGTAAATTATAATCCGAGAGACCCAATAAGTACATTAATTACTTTAAAAACTAACACAAAGTATATTCGTGTGACTGCTATTGGATGTATAACGTATCGATATAAAATCGAACGGGGCAACAAAGCAACAGATTGGACACCAGCTCCTGAGGATAGTATAGCGAAAGTTGATGTGGAGTACTATCTTTCGACTTCAGCTACATCTCTGGCTGGAGGTTCTTGGTCCACAACAGCACCTACATGGGTGAACGGTAAATACATGTGGTCCAGAACAGTAACGGTAGACGGAGCGGGTAACAAAACTTACTCTCCAAATCAAAATGGAGTGTGTATTGCTGGCGCTAAAGGAGACACTGGGGCAAAGGGTGACAAGGGAGCTACTGGAGAAACAGGTCCACAAGGTCCTCAGGGCGGAACTGGACCTACTGGTAAAGGAGTTTCTTCTATTGTAGAGCAGTATTATAAGTCCACATCTGCTACAACTTTATCTGGAGGTTCTTGGTCTAATACATATCCGGGTTGGGAAAACGGAAAGTATATCTGGACACGATCCATTATCACTTATACTGACAAGAATTCCACAATTACCACTCCAGTTTGCGTTACAGGAACAAAAGGTAATACCGGTGCTAAAGGTGATAAAGGTGATACTGGTCCACAAGGTCCTCAGGGTGTGCAAGGTGTTAAGGGTGCTGATGGTAAGACTTATTATACCTGGATTAAATATGCTGATTCACCAACGAGCGGTATATCTGATAATCCTAGTGGTAAAAAGTATATCGGTGTTGCTTATAACAAAACTACAGCTACCGAAAGTACAACATACTCTGATTATAGCTGGTCATTGATTAAAGGAGACAAGGGCGACAAAGGAGATAAGGGAGAAACTGGCGGAACCGGTCCTACTGGTCCAACTGGTAATGGTATTAAGTCCATCGCTTACTATTATGCCAGAACAACATCTCAAACAGCTCCAAGCGCAGCAAGCATAACGGCTACTTCGATGCCAACCCTTGATGCTACTAATAGGTATCTGTGGCAAAAAGAAGTAATTACCTACACGAACAACACGAGTCAAACATCTGTATTGCTTCTTGCGGTTTATGGTAACACGGGAGCTAAAGGAGATAAAGGTGATACTGGACCTGCTGGTAAAGGAATCAGTTCTACTGAAGTGACGTATCAGGCAAGCACATCTGGTACATCCATTCCAAAAGATACCTGGGCTACATCAGTACCGTCTGTTGCTGCAGGATCCTATCTGTGGACGAGGACTATTATCACATATACAGATAAGACATCTACTACTTCTTATGCTGTTGGTAAGATGGGAAACACCGGAGCGACTGGAAAAGGCATTAAATCTACATCCATCACTTATCAGGCACACTCAAATGGTACAACAGCTCCTACAGGCACATGGACAGACTTAGTACCAACCACATCTGCTGAGAAACCGTATCTGTGGTCCAGAACAATTCTGACCTACACTGATAATACCACGTCTACCACCTATTCAGTAGGCTCCACACCAGATGGAGTACTGGATGAAATACGAAAAGTTCTCAGATATGACAATACCAAAATTGTTCTGGGACAAGACGGTGAACCGACCAGTCTTGAATTAACTAATGAAGGTCTTACTGTTAAGAGTGACTTAGAAGATATTATTTCTGTAACAGGTGAAAATCGTGAGATAACTTCTGACTATAATCCGAGCGGTGCTACTTTCACAAGACGATACGGTAAGATAGTCAATGCTGATGGAACTATTATATCTTGTGGAAACACAGTTACTGAAAACGATTATGAAATAGCTGAAATGGTTCAATATACTGGCGTAGATCCGTTACTATCTGGACACGAAGCTGGTATTGACATTACTGCGAAAATAGCTGGCGTTGATAGTGGAACAAATAAAACAGAAACAGACACCGCTCAAATTAGCATATATGCTATACGAAATAGTAGAGCTCCGGTACACTCTCGAATAGACAGTGTTGCTGACTGGATACATTTTAGGGGTAAACAAATAAAATTTTATCCAACGGAAGAACTTGAATTAGGCATTCCAGTTGTAACTGGTAATTGTAATATGCTGACCAGAAGTTGTACTTGGTATCTCGGAAATGGCAGCACTAATCGACCGTTAAATCAGAACGGTTGGCTGATATCACGATCTTACTCAACCGATTATTGTCATCAAACATACATCACTAACACCGGAGGCATTTATCGACGAATGATGCAAGCTGGAAAGTGGGGCATATGGCAAGGCGGATACGCAAATGTTAAGAAATTATGGAGTGGCACTCTTTCAAAAGGCGGAAGCGTTACTGTTGCTAATTTGAATCTGTTTGACACTTTTATTCTTGGTACATCCAGTGGCACGGCAATGTTAATCGGAACTCGGTACTACGATCCTAATAATAACAGAGGCACAACAGTTCTTTTTACAGCAGGACATGATGATGGGACTACTAGCTATTTGTATAAAGCGACTACGAGTATGAGTGGAACGACTTTCAGATTAACATCGTGCTCAGTTCATACGTTGGATCCCACCGGATGTGGTGGACACGCAGCTACGGTTAAATCGTTATATGGGGTGATGTGATGTTTGTACAATTGAATGAAGAGAATAGAATTATCGGAACTGCCGATGAAAATTGCTTTCCAGAAGACACAATAGTAATTGAGTTTAATTTTCCGGAAGATTTTGATTTTGATAATCAATACGAATTCGAGATCGTTGATGGCAAACTGGTTGCATCTGAAAGTGAGGATGCAAAACGTTATCGTGAAGAGGCAGAACAGTTAGAAAAACGAGAAGAGTTCTTATCGACAGCACCAGATACTTTATCTGATCAGGACGATGCAGTTTGTGCTCTGTATGAAGAGAATCTGGCTATTAAGGAAACAGCGGCTGAACAGGATGATGCAATTTGCTACTTATACGAGCAGCTTTTGAAAGAGGGTGAGACCAATGGCAAATAAGGCTATACTCAATGCATATGTAAGAAGAATCAAGCGTGGTACAATCACTATTAACGATGTGCCGGAAGAGATCCGAGAAGAAGTAAGGGCAATAATAGAAGGAAAATAAAAGGAAAAAGCGAATGGAAATCAAGACCGAATAGGTCTTATTTTTGTGAGAAAATAGGAAAGGAAGATTAGAATGATGAATCAGATTATTACATTACTTTCGGCGGATTCTTTTGTAAGAATCTTGCTGGTTGCGGTAGCTTTGGATACTATTTTAGGTGTTTTACGTGCAATTAAAGAGCACAAATTTAATTCCAGTGTCGGGATTGATGGGGCAATCCGGAAAACAGCGATGCTGACATCGACTGGCCTGCTTATGGCGATCGATGTGATCATGCATATAAATGTGCTGTTTATGGTTCCGGAAACATATATTAAGGTTCTTGGCATCAGCAAGCTTGGAATCTGTGAGTTTTTTTGTCTACTATTTATATTGTATGAGCTGGTGAGCATTTTAAAGAATATGACATTATGTGGTCTGCCGGTTCCATCAGGCGTGAAGAAATGGATCCAGAAATTTTTGGAAGATATGACAGAGGAACTACCAGAAGATGCTGTTAAAAACATTGAGATCAAAACAGAACCGAGAACTGAGGGCGAGTAAAACCGTCCTCTTGAAAGGAGAGATACTATGGCACATTTATATGTAATAGCCGGTCATGGTGCCGGTGATTGCGGAGCAGTAGGATATGGATATACGGAGGCAGAGCGTGTACGTGCGCTCGCTTCCAGATTATCAACTCTTGGAGGCGGAAACGTCACGATCGCTGACATGAACCGGAACTGGTATGCCGATAATGGTATTATGAGCCTTAATATTCCGAAAGATTGGCAGATTCTGGAATTACACATGGACAGCAATGTTCCGTCTGTAAAAGGCGGTCATGTAATTATTGAGGAGGGCTATAGTCCAGACAAATACGACACGGCACTGGCTAACTTTATCAGTTCATTCTTTCCAGGACGTGCCGAAAAAATCAAACCGAGAGATGACCTTGCAAATCCGTGGAGAGCAGCACAGAGGGGCTACAGCTACAGACTACTGGAAAATGGCTTCATTACCAATTCTGGCGATCTGAACAAATTCAACGGTCAGATGGATGATCTGGCAAGAGGTATCCTTAATGCATTCGGCATCGCTACGGCATCTCCGGCAAAAGAGGATTCTGACGGTAAGGTAACATCTGGTGGAACATCTCAGGACTCCGTACAGCATTACGGTAAGGTATCTTACCAGTCACATATCCGTGACATCGGCTGGGCGTGCTGGCAGTCTGATGGTCGTATGTCAGGAACGACAGGG